CGCCCGTGAAGCGCTCGATCCAGTTCATTGTAGGAGCCGAGCCCTTCATTTCGGCTTCGAACTGCGAAAGAGCCTCCTTGTAAACTTGCATGGCGTTGGCCGCCTTCATGATCTGGCGCTCCCCGAAGACACTCGTCGCCTCTTTCAGCAACAGGTTCTGCTCCAGCAGCGCGAGATTGTACTGTCGCTGGAAGTCGAGTTTCGCACGCTCGATCTCTTTCAGCGCCTCACGATGCCGGGCTTCGGCGGCAAAGGCTTGGCCGATGAAGTTCATCGCTTCGCCGATGGCAGCTCCGATACCGCCTACGATGCCGCCTTTGGCGAACCCCTGACCGATGTTCGACACGGCGCTCATGACCTGCTGCACGCCGCTGATGGCATCCGCGGTTTGAGTATCGCCCATCTGATCGAACATCGCGGCGAGTTCCCCCGCAGCGTCCGCCGCGGCGCCGCCGATAGTCCCGATAGCTCCGGAGATATCCTTGATCCCGTTCGCACCTTTGAGTTCGGCCAGACCTTTCTCGAAAGTCTTGAAGATGTTTTCCCACTTGTTGGTTCCGCCCTTCTTGCCCATCTGGAGCAACTTGTCGAGTGCCTTGCGCAGCTTGTCCAACTCCGCAGGACTCTTCTCGATATTCTTCAGCTCCGCAGCGGAGATAAAAGTGATGCCCTCCGCAGACCCCTTGCCGTTCAGATACGCCTGCAGCTGCTTGGCCTGTGCGATCAGATCGCGCAGTTTGTCGAACGACATCGACGAATAGTCGCCGAAAAGCTGCTTGAGGAATCCGTTGTCTTTGGAGACGCTCGCAGCCTCGGCGTCGTTCACCGAGCGGATGCCCTCCTCGATCTTCTGACGCGCTACGGCGATGGCACGGTCGATCTGCTCCGAATTGGCCTCCGTGCGCTGCTCTTCAAGCGCGGCGATATCCTCGTTGCCCTGACGCCTGATCTCCGCACGCTGCGCCTCGAAATCCCGGTATTTCGCAAGAAGGCCCGACAGATCGGCCAGCTCCCGGTTCTTCGTATCTTCGGCGACCTTGAGCGCACGGCGGATACGCGCATCGGAAGCAGCATTGCCCTCCGTATCCTGTTTGAGCGCGTAGTACTTCTCCTGCAGCAGATGCAATGCCTCGCCCGCCGTACCGTCCGGATCGACATCGACGGCGATCACCAGACCCAGCGTATCGGCTTTCAGAATGTCCTCGGCGCCGTTCAGTGACTCGTCGATGTACGCATTCAGTTCCTCTTCCGAAAGGACATCGCCGTTGGGGAGAATCGGCGTGATGAGAATCTCGTGGCGCCTGCCGGCAGCATCATCGATGCCGAACTGGGAGCTGAACACCGTAGCTATGCCCTCGCCGGCATCCTGCCACCCCTTCTCCGCCAGACGCGCCGCGTCGATCATCGGCCGGGCCAGCAGATCGACATTACCGACGAAACGATCCGTCATCTGCTTGCCCAACGCTGCCAGACGCTCGTCGCTCAGATGGCTCCGCAGCGCGGCAATGGCCTTATCGTGCTTGCGCTCGGCATCCTCGCGCTCCGTAGCGTAATCCTTGTAGGTTTTGAGAAGGTTCTCGAGGTGATCCGCATCCGCCTTCTCTTCCTTCTTGTCGATCTCGGCCAGCGTATGGTCGAGCTTCCGGGCCGCCTGCACACGCTGCGCGGCGGCTTGGGCAAGGATCGTACTTTTCTGTCCCGGCGTAACCTTCCCGCCGGCCTTGCGCAGACGCTCGTAAAGCTGAAGCCGCTCCTGCTCCTCTTTGGCAATACGAGCTTTCTCCTGCTCGAAGGCATTCTGCGCCTCGGCGCGCTCCTTCTCGAAGCCCTCCTTCATCAGCGAAATGCGCGTATCCTCGATGCGCCGGCGGGCCTTCGTCTCGTAATCCACGAGGTTCTGCGTGAGTTTGGATACATCGCCGGAGCCGTCCTTCGGAGGCGCGATGAACCCGCCGAGGCCGGACTCCTTGCCCAGATCGGCGATGTCCTCCACCAGCTTCTTCGCCTCGTCGAGGTAGGCGTCACGCTGCTCCCGAGCGGCCTGTACCAACCTCGCTTTTACTTCCTCATTCGACTTGTCGACCTCGCGATCCATCTCGCTGGGCAGTATCCCCATCTGCGCGCCGCCCACTTTGGCCATCCAACGGCCGAAGCCGCCGGTGGCGCCCTTGACTTTATCGGCCGGAGTAGCCTGAAGCGTATTCACCTGCTCGTCCGCCTCGGTAGCCTTATTGATGAGAGCCTGCACCTTCGCCTGCAAAAAGAGCATCTGAATATACGCTTCGCCCTTTTGAAGCAGCACATCGTACCATTCGGCAATAGTGTTGTAGTAGCCGAAGCTCTCGCCGTATTTACGATTGAGTTCTTCGACCTTCGCCTTTTCCTGCTCCTTCGTGCCGTTGAACTCCTTGAGGCTTTTCAGGGTCGAGTCGATCTCGAAGCGCGTCTTGATCATCTGCGCACGGCCCTCCTTCTCGATCTCCACGCGCTCTTTGGCTTTGGCGGCAGCAGCCTCCTGCGAGTCGGAATAACGATCCCACAGGACGATCAGACCCGTGATGACGGCCGACAGCCCCAGCGTCAGCGTCGCCATGAGCGCCGAGGCCGCAGCCGTCGAGATGCCCAGCGACGCGGCCAGCCGAGTATTGGCCGCCGTCAGCAGGTTCTTCATCTTGACGACCGTCACGAGCCGGAAGGCGGAATCTTTGTTCAGGGCATTCATCACCTGCTGCAAGCCCATCGTGATGGCCAGCACGCTCTGCACGCGCGTCTGAATCTTGACGAGGTTCTCGTTCTCCGACGCGAAGGCGCCCATGATGCCCGTAGCCATCGTGAAGGCCCCGGCAACGCCGCTCGCACCGCTTATCAAGCCCTGAAGCCCGGCATTGTCGTGCGAGAGAATCTTCGTCTGCGTGCGCAGGTCGCCCAGCGTATCCTGCAACAATGCGGCACGCTGTGCCATCGTCTGGTACTCCTGCGAGTTCTGGCGCCCCTCGAGGCGCATCTTCGCCATCGCTCCCTGAAGCTGCCGCAGCTCCATCGTAAGCCCGCGGGCCGTCGCAGAGTTCTTTTCGTGCTCGCTGCGAAGTCCGTTCAGCACGGCTTTGTCCTCTTCGAGCGCACGCGTACAGGCTTCGATCTCCGCGCGCATCTCCGTCTGCGCCTTGCCCGGCCCCAGCCGGTCGTACTGACGCCGCAGGTCTTTCAGGCATTGTTCGACGTAGCGTACCTGTTCGCGCTGCGCCGCGATGCGCTCCGTGATGCTTTGCGAAACCCGCTCGACACGATCTCCGAGCGCCTCGGCAGACTTCCCGGCGGCATCGAGGCCGCCGGAGAGCTTGTCGCGCATCAAAAATTCTATTTCAACGGGTTTCGGCATGCGGTTTACTTGTTTTCTTGAGTCTCGATTGTATGAAGCCGGAAAGCGTTCGCGGCTTCTCTTTTTTCTTGACGTAGCGCGGCGCGTCTGCCAGCATCATGCGCAGCGTCTGATAGTTCACTCCCCAGAGGATATATCGGACGCTCCAGCCTGTCGCGGCAGCGATCTGCCACACCATTCCGAAGGGGCTATGGGAACCTTCGTAGACGGTCTTTAACTCCCCTTTTTTCTTCTTTCGCGGCTCAGCCTCGGTCTCATCGGGTTCGCCGTCGAGATCGATCTGATAATACTCATAAAAGACTTCGTCCCCAGCAGGCGCAGGAACTGCATGTTCGCGGCACGCAGGTACTCGTCATCGACGAACCAGCGCAGCAGCCATGCCAGAAGGCCGGAGAACAGCCACGTAGAGAAGGCTCCCCGGCAAATCGTCAGGGCCACCATTTTCGACACTCGCCGCCCGTGCAGCGCCATGTAGGCCAGCTCCTCGTGCTTGGTGAACTCCAGCATCCGCTCGTAGGTGATGCCCGTCTGGAGGTAGAGCCGTGCGAGGCGTATTTGACCGCCCAGACACGGCCGACGCATCGTCAGACGCACGACCTTGCGGGTAAACGGGATTTTGAAAAAGGGCAGCGAGACTCCGATGTCCAGCAGAGCCTCCGCTGCCTCGATTTCGATGTGCGGATTCGCATTCATCGCTCGACGGTGCTATCCGACAACTTCCTCTTCCTCGTCCGGAGCGAAGTCGAAGCCGTAAGGCGATGCTGCGGAATCATCCGGCAGCAGGAAGGTTGCCTTGCAGTGAATCTTCATCACGTCCGAATAGTCGTACTTGCCGCGCGGATAGGCCAGAAGCGAAACCTTTGCGGCTTCGGTCTCGGAGCCGTCCGCCGAGCGGATGACAACCGGCCCCTCCAGTTTGATGCGCTTCGAGGGCGCGTTCCACTTCTTGCCGTTTTTAGAGGTCGTACCGCCCATCACCTGCACGAGGTTCGCGGGCTTGAGTTCGATCAGGTCGAATTCGATCTCGCTCGTGCCGGGATTCTCTTCGATCTCCTTCACAGGAGCCGAACGTTTCTGTGCAGCCCAGATTTTATTCGTCGACGGTTCGTCGCCGCCCCAATCCAGACCGTCGTTGCTGATAAGCCCCAACTCCTTGCCGTCGAAGACGAAAGATTCGAGACCGTAGATGAACCCGTCGTGTTCCGATGCAGGGGTCTGCTGTGTGCTGTCTTCCATATTACACGATGTTTTTAATGAGTTTTACAATACTTTTCAGCGGGTTGGTTTTCGTAAGCAAAGCCGTCGCAGTCCCTCCCGCAAGGAAGCCTGCAAGCAACCACCGATACCATGTGGCGGGCGGCCGTTTCGTGCGCTCGACCGTTCGTTGGGTCAGAACTGCGGCCAACAGCAGCGAGTCGGCGCGTGCACGGTATGCCTGCATCTCATCCAGCCGAGCCGTGAGCGAATCGATAAGGACGCGTTGTCGGAAGACGCGGTTCTCGAAGTAGGTGCAGCGCCGAGCGATGCTGTCGCATCTGCCCCGAACGACGATCTTGTCGCCCTGACGCTCGGCCTCGATGCTCGCACGGCCGTTCTGTGCACTGTACTTCGCGCCGTCGGGAAGATCAAGGAGGCTCTGCGTCGGAATCGTCATGTCCGTCCGCTCCTCCGGAACCGGTTCCGCATACTCCCGGCGTGTCGTCGTCGAGTCCGTCTGCGTCTGCTGCTGCGCATGCCGATGCGTGTCGCGAACGGTGGCGGCCTGCGCTTCGAGCTGCACGCCGAAGCTGCTCTGCTCCGACGAGGCCGTCTGCTCGCTCGTCGTGTTCTTGATTGCTCCGCACGCCGCCATCAGCAGAGCGACGAGGAGCACTACGAGGGGAATTCCCCGAATTCGATTTTTCATTCTGTGTTTTGAGCTGTTTGGTTAACTGATCGATCTTTTTATTCAGGGCGTCGATCTTCTCCTCCATGACTTTCTGATTGGCCAGCAGGTGGGCGTTATCCGCTTGCAGACGCACGTTTTCATTGAGCGTCTCGGTGTACTTCTCCGTCAGCAGGTCGATGGACTTTTGCAGCGACGCCAGAAAATCGTTATTCCGCTGACGGCGCGTGACCAGCCATGTCACCACGGATGACAAGAAGCCGCTCGGAAGCGCCCACGCCAGTATTTGCATCACTACGCTATCCATTTCTCTGTTTCTATTGAAGTTAAGCCCGCTCGATCATGCGTGCGATTTTCGCGATGCTGTCGGCATACACCGCCGGATCGGCCGTGCAATAGCCGGCCTTTGCGACCTCGCAGGCGAACCGCCGCACATCGTCGCGATACGGCATCGCTGCAGCGTAGCGTTTCGCAGACAAGACCTTGAAGTGGTCGCGCAGGCACTCCTCCACCGTGTCGTAGTCGCGGAAGGCACGGTCGACGTCGTAGCGGTAGCGTCCGTCGGCCAACGGCGTAATCGAATGCACGCGGACGAAATTGCCGCCCTGACGGTCGTCCCGGAAGTATTCCGTCGTGCGCACGATCCGACGCTTGCCCGTCCACTTGTCGCCGGCCGTGATGCCGAAGAGGTTGTTGCCGATGGCATGCTTGCCCCAGCCCGTCTCGAGCGCAGCCTGCGCCGCGACGAAGAGCGGATGAAGCCCTGTCCCGGCACAGACGCGCTCGATGGCCGGATAGTAAGTACGCTTGAATTCCGAAGGTGTCATATGCTATGCCCGGTTACTCCTCCGATGCGGTCAGGGTCTCCGCCAGCTTCGCACGCTCGTCGTCGGTCAGCCCTGCGACGGCCTTGCCGACGGCCGGAACACCCGCATTCTTCGAAACGGTGACGCCGATGGCTTCCAGCGCGACCTTCACGGCGGCGAAAGGATAGCTCTTGTCACCGACGGCGATCTCGTTGGCTGCAGCAGCCTCCGGCTTCTCGGCCTCGAAGGCTTCGAGACGGCAGACTTTGCGCGCGACCAGATCGTTGACGCGCTCGATGTCGTCGAAGAAGACCGTATCGCCCTCCTTGTAGCGTACCGTGCGGTCGTTCTTGTCCGTGAACGGAACCAGCACTTTCAGTTTAGCTTTCATAATCTTTCAGTTTAATGCGTTCGTATTCGATTATCCGACGACCTCATCGTCGCCATTCTGGCCACCCTTCTGGTCGTCCGACGGCTCTTCTCCGGCGCGGCAGTCGAGCAGCGTCACCAGCTGACCCCATGCGATCTGCGTGTCGGCCTTCATCAGCATCTTGATGAAGTACAGTTCGCCGCTGGCCTGCACCTTGTCGACCTGTAGGCACTCATAGTCGTCGGCAAGGTTGCAGCCCGCGTAGAGGTTCGAATCCGTGCCCAGCGAGCAGATCGTACCGACGATCACGCCGTCGGGCCAGTCGTTCAGCGCAGCGATGCGCTTGCCCTTGAAGCGGGCGATGTTCGTCGAGGTCGGATCGGCGCCCTTGTGATGCAGATCCGTGAGCTCGTTGTCGTACTTGTCGAAGTCGGCGGACGACATCAGGAAAGTGAAGTTCGCCTGATCGCGAACCTTATCCGCCGTCTTCTCCCAGACGGCGCGCAGACGCTTGATCTGGCTCGTCTCCGCACAGGTCGCCTTCACCACATCGGGATCGGCCAGCATGCGCGTGAGGATGCCGTTGAAGAACTGCTCCTCGCCATCGCCCGACACGCCCTGAATGAAATGATAGCCCAGCTCCGTGCCGACCTGCTTGAGCACCTCGCTCAGAAGCGTCACCTGCACGTCGCTCGGAAGCTGCCGGAACACGAGGTTGCCCGTCGGCTGCCACTTTTTCCAGAACTTCTCGAACGATCGCGGGTTGAACTCCGTGTAGACCATGATGTCCTCGGGCTTTAGAAGACGCTCGTCGATCTTGAACTCGCCCTTCGAGTTCTCGCTCTTGGGCATCTCGACGCGCTTCTGCAGCAGCTTCGAAAGCTGGAGACGCGGGATGTAGAACTTATCGCCGATGCTTGTCTCCATGTGGATCAGCCCCTTCTCGAAGAGCTGATTGCCCGTGGCGGCCATGACCAGAATCTGGTCGAGGACTTCGCCGCCGTAGGCGGTTTGAATATTCGGATTTGCCATAATTGAATGAATTGATGATTGATTACTGTTTGAGACGGGCACGAACCTCCGCTTCACGCTCGGCGAGGTAGTCCTTGTCGGTCTTGCCTTCGGCGCCGGTCGCCGAGGCGAGGGTCTGCATGATGCGACGCTTGGGCTTGCGTGCCGCAAGCAGCGTGCGCGTGTTCTCGGGGTCTTTGCGCATCAGCGCCTTGAAGCCCGGTACTTCGTCGGCGCCGATGCGCTCCTCCTCGCGTGCCGTGTCGACTTCGGCATCGTAGGCCGCTTCCGCGGCTTCGCGCTCCTTGCGTTCGAGATCGGCGACCTTCTCCTTGAGAGCGTCGCGCTCGGCGACCACCGCCGTGTGCTCTTGGGCCTTGTTCACGACCTCCGTAATGCGCGACATGACTGCCGCCTCGTCCGCACAGTCGGAAAAGGCCGGCATCGATCTGAGTTTGTTGATCATCTGTTCTTGATTTTTAAGTGAAACATGTTCGATGTAAAGTGCCGTGTAGCGCTCGCAGCGCTCGCGCGGCGTAAGCGACGCAGAGACAGCGGTGCGGTCGTCATCGAAGATCTCGTCGACGAAACCCTCGGCCAGCGCCTCCTCGGCAGTCAGCCAATGATCTCGGCCATCCATGTAGGTCGTGCGTATCTCTTCGACGCTCTTGCCCGTGCGCTCCGCGTAAATCTCGCACAGCGTGTTCTCGATCTGCTCGAGGTGGACGACGCAATCCTTCAACTTGGCGGCATTGCCGAACACGTCGCTCATAGGCTGGTGGATCATGATCTGGCCGTAGCGGCTCATCTTGACACGCTTGCCGCAGCCGGCGATGAACGACGCCGTAGATGCCGCGATGCAGTCGATGTAGATCGTGATGTCGGCCGCGGACTGCCGCAGGAAGTTGAAGATGGCGATACCCGCGGCCACATCGCCGCCGACGGAGTTGATCCTTACGTCGATCTTGCGGTAGGTTCGCTCGGCAGCGGCGATCTGACGGACGACATCCTCGGCGCCCACATCGCCATAGTCGCCGATTTCGCCGTATAACAGGATGCAGCAGGTGTCCTCCTGCGGCCCGGGAATGATATTGAAAATGCGCTCCATTTCGTGCTTTGTTTGCCGCAAAATTGAGCGTCATTTTCGGCCTCTGCAAATCGAAATTTTATGATGCAACTTTCTGATTGCATGATGCAACCGTAAAGTCGCATCCTATTTTTATCATTTGCTCGACAGCGTTTTATAGGTCAATTTTGCAGACAACAAATCATTGAAGCAATGTCGAAAATGACCTCCGAACAGATGCGCCGCTGGGCGCTCTCGATGTACCTGAACGAAAACCGCACGCAGGCAGAAATCGCCGAGGCGTGCGGCGTGTCGCGGCAGACCGTCATACGTTGGGCCAAAGCCGACAAATGGGACGAGCACAAGGCGTCGCTGACCATGACCCGCGAGGAGCAGATCAAGAACCTGCAGCGGCAGATCATGGAGATCAACAACGTCATTCTCGGACGCGAGCAGGGTCAGCGCTTCGCGACGCCCAAAGAGGCCGACGCCATCGCCAAACTGACCAACGCCATCGGCAAGCTCGAAACGGAGCTGGGCATTCACGAGGCCGTCAGCACCGCACAGCGCTTCGTCGCATGGCTGCGACCGGTCGATCCCGCGCTGACAAAGACATTCGCCGGCCTATTCGACAAGTTCCTTAAATCCCTGATGTGATGAAGCAGATCGACCGCGACGCCTTGAAGGAGTGGGAAGCCCTCAAGCAATCCATATACAACGACACGCCCATCGACGAGACGATGTCCCCAGCTCAGATCGAGAAGCACCGGCTCTATCTGGAGGCGCACCCCATCGAGTGGATGCAGTTCTTCTTCCCGAAATACGCGAAGTATCCCTTCGCACCCTTCCAGAAGAGAGCCATCCACCGCATCATCAACAATCCCGAATGGTACGAGGTGCTGTCGTGGAGCCGCTCGCTGGCCAAGAGCACCATCACGATGTTCGCGGTGCTGTACCTGACGCTGACCGGCCGAAAAAGCACCGTCATTCTCGCCTCGGCGACGGAGAAAGCTGCGGCACGTCTGCTCGCACCGTATCGGGCCAACCTCGAATCGAACCGCCGCATCATTCAATACTACGGCGAGCAGATGTCCGTGGGCGAGTGGGCCGAGCTGGAGTTCCGCACCCGGCAGGGCGTGGCGTTCTACGGCGTAGGGGCGGGAAATGCGCCG